GTCGCAGACGTCAAGCTCAAGGGCAACGTACAGAACTCCAAGGACGATCCCAAGGCAGTAAAGGCACCCGCGGGCGCACTACTGAACAAGATTGATGGAACCATCAATACCCAGAGCCCAATCAGTGGCAAGGGTGCAAAGGGTCTCACTAAGTAAAGAGACAAGAGGTGGAGAGAGGTTTCTCTCCACCTTTTCCATGAAGATAACACGCTGGACCAAAACACACAGTTTTGACCCTATTCTGATTAGTAAAATCAGCTTCTGGTTAAATACCGTGTGAACAGAGCCCGGCGATGTTCAATGTAACAAGGAGAGCAACCTATGAAGACGGTAGACCTGAGTAAGGTTCTCGAGATGCTCATCAATGAAGAGCATGACGAGGCTACTGGTCTTCTGCATGAGTGGTTCGTGGAACGCAGCAAAGCAGTTCACGAAGGCCTAATGGCGGAGGACAACACGCTTTCCCAGGACATCGAGGATGACCAGGAAGCAATCGAGTCGGAAGAGTATTACAATGAAGCAGACGAAGACTCGGATGCTGAAGGTGAAGAACTCGACGGCGACCTAGACATGGATGCTGACGCTGATGTTGCGGACGATATTGACGGTGACGTTGATATGGACGCTCCAGTTGATGCTTCCCCTGAGACCGCAATCGCTGACACTATCGAGAACCTCGAAGATGTCATGGCTCGCCTTAAGGCAGAGTTTGCTGAGCTCACCGGTGATGTAGACGCAGGCGTTGACGCTGATGCGGATGCAGACCTCGACGGCATGGAGCCAGTCGACATGGGTGATCTCGACGGTGGCGCAGAAGCTGACGTTGAAGGTGATGATGATGATTTCGCTGTTGGCGAAGGCGTCATGGAGTCCGACGAGGACAACTTCGACGATCTAGAAGAGAGCTGGACGCTTGAGCCAGTAAAGGATCCAAACCTCAACGGCGGTAAGGAAATTGGCGCTGACGGCGCAAAGGTTGCTGTCAACAACAAGAGCCCACTCCCTGAGCATGATGGTCCAGGTCGCGTTGGCGGTAAGGCAGTGGAGATCCACAGCGATCACCATGAGGGTCACGAGCGTGAGCCAAGCCCAGAAGTCAAGGCTAAGCCACTTCTCAAGAACCAGGTCAAGAAGGCAACTGATGGCCGCACCAAGGTCAGCAAGGAAGGCGACAAGTCTGCCACGCTGAACTCGAAGGCAGGTTTCGGTTCCGACAGTCCAAAGAGCCCAATCGGTGCAGGTGCTACCGATCTTCGTGGTTCCGACTTCAAGAGGAAGTAAGCAACATGGCATTGGTTCTAACCGAAAAAATGAACTTTGACGAGGCCAAGTGCGTCGTTGAGGAGGGCGCGGAAGGCGCAAACGGCAAGCCCAAGGACTTGTTTATGCGTGGTATCTTCGTCCAGGGCGGTACCAAGAACCATAACCAGCGTGTCTATCCCGTCAACGAGATTCGTATGGCAGTGGATAGCATCAATGATACCCTGCGTAGGGGTGAGAGCGTTCTCGGTGAAGCAGATCATCCAGAAGAGCTGAACATCAACATCGACCGTGTCAGTCACATGATCACCGAGATGTACATGGACGGTCCTAATGGAATGGGCAAGCTGAAGATTCTCCCAACCCCCATGGGCAACATCGTCCGCACTCTCCTGGAGAACCAGGTAAAGTTGGGCGTGAGCAGTCGCGGTAGCGGTAACGTCAACGACAACGGTGAGGTCTCGGATTTCGAGATCGTGACCGTTGATATCGTGGCACGTCCATCGGCTCCTGAGGCTTATCCAAGGGCCGTTTACGAAGCACTAAATATGCGACGTCGCGGAGCAGTCATTGAAGACCTGGCTAATGCTGTGAAGCACGATCCAAAGGCTCAGGGACATCTTGCCAAAGAGCTCCTGAACTGGATCGACAACCTAAAAGCCTAAGGAGTGGTCCAATGAATAATGGATTGAATGGGCTTCTTGAGTCGGGTCTTCTCAACGAGGACACCAAAACCGCACTAGAAGAAGCTTGGAATGCAAAGCTGGATGAGGTCCGCTCTTCGCTCCGTGAGGAAGTCGAAGCACAGGTCAAGGAAGAGCTCACGCTCCGCTTTGAACAGGATACGTCCAACCTTGTTGAAGCCATGGACAACATGCTCACTGATGCTGTCAAGCAGTATGCAGTTGAGTCGGTTGCCGCAACGAAGTCGCTTAACGAAGAGCGTACGAAGCTAACTCAGGCCATCAAGGAGGCTCGCGCCGACTACAAGGCCAAGACTGCCAGCCATCTTCAGATGGTAGAGCAGTTTGTGATGAACCAGCTGAGCGAAGAGCTCAAGGGTATCACTGAGGATCACCGCGCGATGCAAGAGCAGCGCGTAAGGCTCGCAACTGAGATTTCGGAGGCCAAGGCTTCCTACAATGCTCAGCTGGCAGAGCACAGTGACAGGCTTCAGCAGTTTGTAATGACCAAGCTCTCGGAAGAGATTGGCTCGGTCAAGGCTCAAGAGTCCGCACTGGCAGAGCAGCGTCGTGAAGACGCTAAGAAGCTTCGCGAGCACAGGATCTCGATGAACGAGCAGACTGCAAACCGCATCAACAAGCTAGAGGGCTTTGTCCTCGAGCAGTTGAACAAGGAGATTGGTGAACTCAACGAAGACAAGCAGGCGCTTGTTGACGCAAAGGTTCGTCTAATCGCTGAGTCCAAGAGCAAGCTGGATGAGACCAAGAAGGCGTTTATCGCTCGCGCAAGCAAGCTGGTAGAGAGCACCATCGACAGTCAGATCCGCAGCGAACTGACTCACCTGAAGGACGACATCAAGGAAGCACGGAACAATATGTTCGGTCGCCGACTGTTTGAAGCTTTCAGTGCCGAGTTCATGACCAGCTACCTAAGCGAAGGTTCCGAAGTCCGCAAGCTGCAAGGTCAGCTTAACGAGTCGGCCCAAGCACTGGTACAGGCTGAAAAGATTCTGAACGAGAAGAACGAGCTAATCCAGACTTCTGCCCGCAAGGCAAAGCTGGCCGAAGAGCGCGCTACTCGAATTCAGATTAAGAACGAACTTCTCTCCCCACTAAGTAAGGAGAAGAAGAACGTAATGGAGTCCCTGCTCGAAACGGTCAAGACTGATCGTCTCAAGGAGGCCTTCGACAAGTACCTTCCAACTGTCCTCAATGAGGGCATGAGGAACGCAACACAGGGTCGTCGTGTGCCGTTGTCAGAAACGTCCGCCGAACCTAAAAAGACGGTCGCCGTAACTGGTAACCGCGTCAACCCACTTGCTGAATCTGCCCGCGCGGAGGACGTCCAGGTTTCCCAGACCAAGTCTGAGATTTCTGAACTACGCCGACTGGCTGGAATTGAAGAATAAGGAGTATCTTACCAATGACTAAGCTGTTCGAAAGCAATTGGAAGGCTACCAAGGATGCCCTTTGTGAGGGCCGGGACCTTCTAGTAAACATGGATGGTTCGGCGAACCCCAACAAGAAGAAGGTCATGGAGACCGTTCTTGAGAACACTCGCCAGGACCTGATGCGTCGCAATCCCCTGATGGAGACTGCAACCGCGGGCGCTACCGCTTCCGGTAACGTCGCAACGATGAACAAGGTTATCCTGCCAGTTCTTCGCCGCGTTATGCCAACCGTTATTGCGAACGAGATCATCGGCGTCCAGCCAATGACCGGTCCAGTAGCACAGATCCACACCCTGCGCGTTCGCTATGCGGACAACGCTGCTGGCGTGTCGGCTGGTACTGAGGCTCTGAGCCCATTCGACATCGCTAAGGCGTACTCGGGTAACGGCGCAGACAACGCAAACATGCCACGTGCGGCATCGACTGCGGCTCTTGAAGGTCGCCCAGGTAACCGCCTGAGCATCCAGATCCTCAAGGAAACCGTCGAAGTCAAGACCCGCAGGCTGTCGGCTCGTTGGACCTTTGAGGCTCAGCAGGACGCACAAGCTCAGCAGGGCATCGACATCGAGGCTGAGATCATGGCAGCTCTCGCACAGGAAATCACCGCAGAAATCGATCAGGAAATCCTGAACAGCCTGCGTATGCTTCCTGGCGCGCCAACCGCTATC